TCTTGTAGCGGTGTATGGGAGATGTGTAATGCTTCATTGGTTTTCCTTAGGATTTGTTAAGGTTCCCAGCTTTGGACCCTCGGGTGCAACTTGCTTACTATTCCCTGCTGGGAGTGGATACCTGCATTGCACCCAACATGCAGCGATGGCGTGTGAGGGTGCCAGTCCATCGTGTCGTCAGTACGGGACGAGATCCGTACTGAAATTTTCTTTATCATCATGTCAGCAAACGATATCATCTTACGAATGAAAGCGGGAGCAGGACAGAAGAAAGAAGAAGATGCAAAGAGACAAGTCGCCCCTAGCTACGCAAAAGCAGTAGTTAGGCAAGACGAGGTTGAACAAATCCTTGGTGAGCATAGTGCTGAGCTATCTCAAAATACCGGTTTGCCTAAGAATGCCACTCAAGGCACGGTAAGGCAGGAGGAGCTTGTTCGATCTTGGTATGAGCGAGGTTCCAACCTTTTGACAGCCGCAGCGCTAGCCCGTATCCCAGCACGCGCTATGCCAACTAACGCCAAGAAAGTTAAGAGAATCAGTGAGATGTCCGAATTAATGGTTGGGATGGGTTTTACCCATACTCCGCAGGATTTGGCCAATCTCGCTCAGAGTCAGTATGCTTCTCATAGAGACGAATATGATCTTATCTGCTCAATCTTTGGTTGTAGCCAGAGAGCCTTTAACCAGGCTCCAAGCAAAGGTAAGGTTGTTGCCAAGACTCGTGAGGAGGCCGAGCTTGCCGTTCTACAAAGAGAATGGCAGCGACGCATAGAAGCATTTAGGTCGATTCCAGAAAACGTCACTATCAAAGAGTGTATGGATCTACTAAGTGCTCGTATAGCGGCCTCTAAATCTGGTTTCGAAACCTATGATGAGGATTATGCATCTTCTCAAGATTTGGAAGATCTCTCAACATTTCTACCCGCACCTAGTGCACCTACCCCCAACCCTGTGACACCACGGCAACCGTGGCTTACTGCGCAGAGGAATAGGAGAGGACCTGGGAGTGGAGGTAGAGGTAGAGGAGGGGTTTGACGTTGATCTTCTTTCTTTTGACTGTGACTGCTCTAGTTCTATTGGTTCCTCTAGGAGCAGCAGACGCAATCGGAGCAAAATGAAGAAAAGAAGAGAACTGTGTTCTGCTTTGCCCATAATCGGACAGGTGGCTCCCTATTCCATAAGTGTTAGTTCTGAGTATGACCGTAATTGGTTCTATTTTCTCAAGGAGAGTAACCCAGAGCTTTTGCTTGAATGTTTGGAATATGAGCTTCGCCCTGCTGATTGTGATGCTTTGTATGAACACTTGAGCAGGTATGCCTCTTGCCCTAGGAACACCATTAGTTTTGATACTGGTATCCCTTGGTTGGTGAGTCAGCTACTCTTGAACCGCATTCTTCCTAATGATTACAGTGTTGCGCCTGTATCTTCGGAGGAGGTCAGGGTTAACTGGAACACTTCCCCAGGTTATTTTTATCAAGCCAATGGTTTTCTTACCAAGGCTGAAGCTAAATCAGACGCTTTTCAAGATTGTAATGATCTTTGGGCGGATTGCTGTTGTGGTACCATTCCAGCAACCCGTCCTCTTAAAGCATCTGGTAGAGCTAGGCTTTCACACA